AAGAAACGCAGAGGCATGAAAGAGCGAAGCCTAGGAATAGCAGCGCATTTAAAAAAGAAGATGGGGTATTAGATGAGAAACTTAAACGAGAAACTCGTAAACGCCGCTGCTAACGTAACGGGAAACTCTGCGCATGTGGATACTTCGCAAATCTATGCGATGTCGGTGATTGGAGTTTTCACTGATGTAGCCACCACTGGCACTCTGAAGCTCCAGGCGTCTAACGATTTCACCGAGGCAGGGAACTTACCTGCTAACTTTACTCCAACGAACTGGATTGATATCCCTTCCGCTACGGTAGCCGTAACTGCTGGAGGCGTGGTGCTTGTTCCAATGCCGCTTAATATCTCTTACCGCTGGATTAGAGCCGTGTGGACGCGCACCGCTGGAGCTGGCACCTATACGGTTCTATTGAACAGCCAGGGGTTTTAACTTAGAATTATAAAAAGAGGTGAATATGGACTTTGCAGCAATTTTCGCATGGATAGTAGCGAGTGGGCCAAATATGCTTGTTGCCTTCATGGCAGTACTAAGCGCCCTGATTGCTTTCTTTATGCTGATTCCAGGCGTACAGCCCGAAGCGACTCTCCAAAAGGTTCTAGATTTCCTAGCTAAGTTTTCTAAGAAGTAAATGCTTGAAATCTTATTCAAGGTTCTCGGCGCTGGCTTGTCTATTTGGGAATCGAAAGAGAAGAACAAATACATAGATGAGCTTATCCAGCTAAAGAAGGATTTCTATGAAGAATACAATAAGGGCGCTGGCTATCGTAGCAATGCCGTTCTTGATAATATCGAGCGCGAGATGCTCATCATTGCCGAGGTCTTTGCCTCCAGTGCTGGAAAACCGAACCCTTGAGATAGCCCCCGATTTCCCTGGCTTCTATTACCTGTACGAAGATTGCGTAAAGAAGTTTTGGGGCATCTGCACCAAGAAAGAAATGAAACGCTGGGTGTGGGATATCTCTAAGCCTGAAACAAGAAAGCAGCTCATAGATATGGGCTTCGTTCTCAAAGTTCGGGCTAAGCGGTAGGATGGATAAAGCTACGCAGCTTTTAGAAGAGATTAGGAATAACCTAATCGCTGTGATTCAGATTAAATCCATGGACGATTCATCGCTAGCAGAGCTACGGGCCGCTAGGGATTCGGTTAGCGTTGTTCTAAGCTTTCTCGGTTCCCTGAAGCTCAGCGATACAATTGTAAACGATAACCCGGAAGCTCCCGCGTGAATACGCATCGTGCATAATCCGGACGCAGTGAGTATAAGCATCAATCTTCGCCTTCTTAACGGCCTCTTTTAGCAGCTCTTCAATGTCTGCGTTGCTTACTAGTCGTTTTTCTTCCACTAGCCCTCCTTGGGTGTTTTCATAGAAAGACGCTTTACGCCACTCATATGATTATTATCAGCCCCGCTCTGAAAATGCCATGCGCCGCACTTCTTGCAGATTAGCCTGATATGCTTTCCTGTTGGTGTTCTCTCGAAATCCTTCTTTTCAAAATCCAAAGATCCGCACTGGCAGCGGTATTCGTTCTCTGAGTGATAGGCATTTAGGTTTACGCCGATTCCCCATGGTGCCAGCTTCTCATAAACTCCCTCTAAGGCGAGTGTATCAGCCATGCAGTAAGCCTTCATCTCGGCCCACGCCTCTTGGTTCCCCTTCAGCACTTCGGCCCACAGCTCGAACCCTGGGAACTTCTTATGCGCCATCTTTTTGACAGGAACGTCTAAAGCCTTAGCTAAATATTCCAGTTTATTGCTAGTGAAGCGGAAGCGGCGCTTGGCTAGAACCTTAGTATCAATGTGCTTATACTTTCTGAGCGGGGGAAAGCCGCTGATTATGAATCTTGCGTTTGCTACCTTCTCATCGAAACTACGGCCATTCTGGCTAATTACTACGTCCGCCTCATCCAAAAGATGCCATAGCATTTTTAGTAATCGCTTATCGTTTGTAACGTCATCCTCTTTGCTTTGATCCGCGTAGTAAACTGCTGGCTTCCCTAGCCACTTTGCGGAGAACGCGAGAAGGAACCAATCCCTATCAATTTGATTTAGGCCTATGTTCTGATCGAATAGCCCGAAGGTGAACACGCGCAAGGGAGCTGTTTCTAAATCGAAGAGCAATATTTTCGGCTCTCTCTTATCCTCTTTCGGCGTTGGCTCACTTGGTTTCAGCCCAGCGGCGCGAAGCCCCATGTTGTATGAAGAGAAAGCTAGCTCTATTGTGTCTTTTGAAAATGCGCCGTTGCCGGTGAGATATTGTTCCTCTGTGGGAACGTAGCCTAGCTCTCTTGCCACTCTAGCGATGTCGTCCATCACCTTCTTGGCTAGAGCTTTTTTACTCATAGACTAACAGAGCTTCCTTGCCCCATGCCTAAAGTTTGACGCAGCGTTAGCTATTTTACTACTAATTTCAGTTTAGGCTTGAGTCGGGTAACTTTGCTTTTCCTGTGCGCTAGGCTGCAAACATCCCTAACGGGGATATCGACGATTGCACCACCGTCTATGCGCTTGCAGCGATACCAGTATTGCCCGCAGTCCTTGTGACTAGAGAGGATAATTACTTCCTCCGGCTCTTCGCTGTTTGTGTGAGATAAAAACACGCGCCTGCGACGATACCTAGTCATGCCCCATTTTATCGCCCACCGGCCATCTGAGGGAAACGCTTGCTTTGCTATACACGCTTGACTGTGTTCTGGGCTGTAGAGAGGGGAGAAAGGTTAGCTAGATTGCCGGGCTGGACGATTTGAACGCCTACCCCACTCCCAGACCAGGGAAGCAAACTGTGGCTAGCACCACTCCCCGTCTCCCCTCACCACATCCCAGAACCACCCTTTCCCAAGGAAAATCTTATGAAAGGAAGCTTTACTAAATTTTCATTGGCCAATCACGCCTCTCCTTCCGCACTGGTGGCTTTCGTAAGCTCAGCTAGTTGACTGCAAAGCATACTGTTCTCTAGTTGCAGCCGCTTGCACTTCTCTTGCTCCGCTTGGAGGAGAGACTTAGGAACGTAGTGTATGCCATTAAAAACAACATCACTAATCGGCGTATGGACTAGCTCAAAACAGTTGTCTACATCATTGTACGTTGGGTACCCCGGCGCGCCTTCTTGCTTGGTCATGGGATTATCTCGAATCTTTTTCGCACAAACTCACAGCCCAAAATATATCCAGGGTTAGATAGAGACATAACGCTTTTGTAGATGCAGCCAGTGCCAAGATTCAAATCTCTCAGCAATGCTGAGTTGGCCATCCCGCAGATAACACCAAACAAAAACCAGCCCGCTGCTGAATAAATTATTATTTCTTTTCTGCTCACTATTCCCTCTCCCCCATCAAATACTGAATATCAGCGCCAACCTTCTCGTGAATCTTTTGCAGCGTTTTGAAAGAGGGATTGACGTGGCCGAGTAGTATCTGGCAAATCACGCCTCTTCTCACTCCGATCACTTCAGCAAATCGCATGTCGGTTACGCCCATCGCGTCTATGAGTGCTCTTAACCTGGTTTGGAATGTGCTACTTGTCATTGATAAGCACTCCGTTTTCTTTAAATCTCAACCAAATAGTTGAATACTGGCTAGTGGTAAGCAGAAACTCCACTCCCCTATATTTAAGAATGTGCTCGCCGCCTTCCATCTCGATGCGCTTAGGCATCTTGCCGGTAGCGGCGTGTAGCTCGTTTATCACTCTTATAAATGATTCTTCCATCTACTCAGCCCCCAGCTTTTCGCATAGCTCTTTAAAATAAGAGCCATCTGGTGCATTGCTCACTTGTACGTTGCTACAAAAAGTAGTATTCCACGCCTCTCCCAGCTTAGCCTTGCTTGTTATGAACTCGCCTTCCCGAAGCTCTACTAAATAAAACCAGCGCTGCTCTTTTGACTGCGGGTTTGCAGAGTAGATTTCACCGTAGTTATCCGTTGGTGGAAAATACCAGCGCTCTATTCTTTTCTTCTCCTGCGGTTTCGGCTTCTTTTTCAGCCGCACGCACTGGCGTGGGTGAACGTGCTTTGTAAAGGGAATAAATTCCTTCTTATATTTAACCGTTATCCATCCAATACAGGGGCCAAACTCTTCGGAGTTTTCTACTACAGTGGCGACAATCCCGTTTGCTTCGATTTCGCCCTTAAGATTGCCGTAAACTTTTACTTTATCGCCTGGGAGTAATGGCCGCTTTGTTTTCATACTAATTTCTCCCCGCCAAGTTCCAGTGCCTTCAAAAAAGCCATGCAACCAATCTGCTTACTAACCAATTCAGGTGTAAATCTCGTCGGGGCTTCCTGCTTTTTGCCACTGACGTAAAAAGGCGTTCCACTGTAGATATATGGCGAAGCTCCCTTTGGCGTGGTTAGGGAATACTGCGGCTCCACTCTCGCGTTGAATCCGTTCCATGCTTCCAGGAACCAGAAAATTGAACCAATATCCTTCCAGTTGTACGTCTCTGTCTGAATATTCCACCCATCCTCCTCGTAATCAAAAGCGTAAATGGCAGCTTCTTCCCAGCTTTTCCAAGGGCCGTGGCCCGAGGGAAAGTGCTTCGTCTTCCCGTGCCAATCATCTCCGTTTAGTAAAGAGCCGTTAAGGTCAGTGCCCATTTCCATGATGTTAATAATCGCCACCACATACCACGGCACTTTCGTTACGATAGAAACAGCTTCAAATCTATGGCGGTTTAACTTGGCCCAATCTACAGAGCGATAAACTTCTGGCTTCCACTTGTTCGTAATCGTCGCAATGGAAAATAGGTAGCGATACTCGGCGAGAAGCTGAGAGGTTTTTCTCCCTGCGTAGTGGTTGCTTTCCGGTAAGTCTTCCGGTCGCTTGCCTGGAATAGATTTAACTGGATTCAGCGGCTCGCCCAACTCCACCGGCTTCGCTTCCGGCACCTTAACCGGCTTGTCTTCGTCTATGCGTCCGTTCTTTCCGTTGAATGTCATTGAATCCTCTCTACGTTTACGTATTCAGTCTTTGGTGGAAAACCAGGAAGGTCGAAATAAACACGACTATCTCTGCTAGTGAAATAGCTTTGCCCGCCATCATCGGAAAATGCTTTACCCTCAATCGTATAAGGACGCTTGTCTTCCTCGTTCTTATTTATGAATACGGAGGAAACACGGCTGCTTTGAAAAAGCCCAGGTGAAACCTCAAACCAATCTTCAGGAGAATCGGTAAGCGGGGTAAGCGGGGTAAGCGGCTCGCCCTTAATTAGCTTGTAAAATATTGAAGCCGTTGCTTGCGCTGAATAGCCGGAGTGACCCTGCTTTTGGAATACAAGCAACAATTCCTTAACGGCTTCACCAAGCATTCCATCGTAGTCGGATTCCTTACTTAAAAGCCCAGCTCTCTCTAGTTCCTTAATGCAAGTGTCTGTAGCGCTCACCTTGTTTCTCCCTTTTCAATTATTCCAAATCTATCCGCTGCGCGGTCGAGTGCTGCTACTACAACGCCACGGAGTCGAGTGGATCTAACGTAATGGTGCTCCGTTGGGTTCTTTTGCTCTGGATCAGTCCTGCGCTCCACGTAATCAAGCGCCTCTACCAGTTCGCTGAGCGTGGCGAGGAGGGAGGGGATGGTTTCGCGCACTTGCTTGACTAGCATTATGTCAGTGTCGTCGTCTTGCGGAGGAACACACATTTGCCACTTCTTAGTTCCTGCGGCAAGGTCACAAACCAGTTTATCTGCAACCTTAGCCTCAGCTCCTATCTCAGCAATTTTATCTTTTATCTTTTGCGTGGTGGTCATTGGGATTCCTCTTGGTTTGTACACAGAACGCCGCACTCAATGTCTGGCTCTTTCATTCCCCGCCCAGCGTCCGGCGGAAGCTCGTCCAAGAACATTTTAATTCTCTTTCGGCCCGGCCCCTCTTTATGACAAATGGCTACGCCCATCTCGCGCTCAACTTTCGCCATGCGGTTATAGTGTTCGGGAAACAGCCTACGAACTCGATTCCAGTATCCCATTCCGCCTTTAACACAACCGATACAGTTGTTGTTATCAAACCCAAGTTTATACATGGTGGGAATCTCAATGCCAGCCCTGGACACGTGCTGCTTTGCTGCTTCTTTATCTATACCCGTTTCGAGTAGCGGGAACCTTGCCTCAAGCTCGGGATTCTCCAAGTGGAACCGATCTACCCGCTTTTGTTCGTCGCTTGTAAAACCAAAAACGTGCGTGTCGTCTGGTCGCTGATATCTAATGCGAACCATCTTTTTTAGTTCAGTGGTGCATCGCGCTCCGCCCGGCCCGATAAGCCATCCGGTTTTTTTAAAAACATCAAAAATGTCTGAGTATTTCTCTGACTTTAGAATCAAAATCTCTTGTCCTATCCATTGCTCAACGTCCTTCATAAATCTCAGATTGTCTGGATGTTCGTGGGCAAGCGTGTCGCAATACAAGACCTCGCATTCGCCGCGGGCAACAGAAATCTTGGCGGCCAAGGCGCTGGCAATTCCACAGGAAAACCATACGAGAGTTCGGCTCATTCTCCACCCTTCCCGCCCTCAGCTTTTATCTTTTGCGTGGGGTTCATTTCGCTACCCATCCTTTCATTTCTGCTTTCCAATTCGGCTTCTCCCCGAAGGATAAAAATACCGATGGCGCTCCAGCGTTTCCGCTGGGAATAGTAAAATCACTCTTCAGAAAAGTAAGCCGCCCCGCTGGAAAAAATACGGAGTCGGACTTGTCACAAACTTGGTGAAACCACTTTGTGTCAGTTCTTGCGAAAACAAGAGCAATACCCATCCCATGATCGGCTAGACGATTAAGCCACTTTCCCACTTCGCTATAAGGTGGATTTAGCCACACGCGCCCCGCCCATTCTTGCTCAAGTCCGCGTTCAAAATACTGCTCCTTGGCTGTCGGGTGCCCAGGCCACGCGCAAGGATCCAGGTCGAAGACCCCAAGAGAACGAACTATAGAAATCGGCGTTAGCCAGATATCTGTAGCGCCCTTATTTGGGGTTTCGTGTCTCCCGATGCTCACTCCCCACCACCCTTCCCGCCCTCGGTGCTGGCGGCTTCCAATACGGAAATGCAGTCCTCAAGGCAGCGTATGCCGTGATCTTTTCCATTGGTTAGGTGAAGCAGCTTTACTATGTCTTTCATTGTCTGAAGCCTCTGCTCCCGGACAGCTTCCGCAATCAGCGCGGAACTTACATACTTAGTGCTGTCGGCGCATTCATAAAGATTAACGTGGTACAGCGTTTCGGGATTCCCAGGTGTCTGCGTAGCTGAGTCGAACGATGTAAATTCAACGCTTGTTTCTATCCAGATTTCACCGGGTATTTCCTTCGGCGGAAACCCCTTCTGCTCTCTTGAATCGCTCATGCTCGCTCTCCTGGTTCGTTATTTGGTGGGCAACGAGGGAATTTAACCCCCTCCTTTATTGCTACACTGTCACACAGATAAATCCGTGCGCTTCGTCTTGTGCTCGGCGATTAATTACTTCGCCTCTTCATTACACCAATTGCCCGTAATTAAATCCTATCCATAAAATAGCTCACGATGAACAGCATGATGGCTAGCCAGGCGAGCAGCGTCTTGATTTCGTCGTTTATTTTGCTCATAACTTTTCTCCACTATTGAGCTTCCACTATTACCCTTATTCTCGAATACTTCGTGTTTGCTTTTTCCCATAAATAAACTCTCTCTACATGCTTTGGCGAATCGTCTTCTATAATCCCCGCGTCCTTAAGTCCATCGCAAACTGGCTTAAAGCTGGTAACTAAATTGTCATAGTCGGGCTCTCGAGAGCTGCAGCGAATGAACGTGATTTTCGCCAATGGCAGCGGCTTATCCGGCCTTTGCAGAAAGCAGCGCAGTCTAACCGCATCTCTCCACTTCTTTCTCCTCTGCCACGCGGCTTTCCATGATCCGTGAGCACCGTTAGACGTTGGCGGTAAACCGGCTAAGGTAAATTCCAGCTTATAAGCCATTCACACCAGCCGCTCTAGGAAGTCGTTAATCGCTTTCATATCTTTCTTATCCAGCTTAAAGATGCGCGGGAATATATACACCACGCGCAGGGGGATGGGCCGCACCCCGTTCTCCATCTGGGAGTAAAAGGATTGCCCTCCGTATTCCCCTGCCCCTAGCTTTAGCTTAATGCCCATTTCCCGTTGCGTGAGGCGATTTTCCACGCGTATTTTCTTCAGCAGTTTTCTCATATAGGCGGATACTATTACAGAAATAGCTTTTAGGGATAAACATTTCGCCTGGTGCGCTTATTGCTTTGTAGCAAGTAATCAGGGCAGCGAGGATCGCAAAGGGATCGTGCTTTCCTCAAGCCCATTACTCTAGTCTATCGGTTGGATCGTACGGAAGATTGCCGCCTATGTTGGGATACTTCTTAGGATTCATCATTATTTCTTTCCCGCAATTATAGTTTGCTTGTTGCCTCGCTAGCTCTTGCGGGGAAATAGATCGGCCACGTTCGCACGTCATGCACGCCACAATGGTTTCGCCATTCCAGCCGAACCCAAAATCACGGCAAGGCTCGCAATGAAAAGCCTGTGGCGCTTCGTTAATTGTCGCTCCAGTAGAGGTGCGGAAAAATCCAACGGCCTCGGCGAACTTAGAAAGCGCCGGTAAGGTTTGCGTGGTGTATTCAGATATTAAGAAATCGACTGCGTTTTTAAATACCCGGTTTTCTACATTCTTAAAGCGATCCCACATAAGCTGCACCCGCTCATCGTTCATTGCTCCCGGAGTATAGTTTTGTTTCAGTCGGCTGATTTGTTCTGCGAAAAATAGTTTTTCCATTAGTCCCTCAGTTTTGAAATATCGAATGGTGCTGGTAGTGCAGGATTTACGCCAGTAAAAGCAGCAACGGAAATCTTTTGTAAGTCTCTGAAAAACAGCGAGAGTGGATGCTTGCTATCTGAATAGAGCTTTTCGTTAATGGCCAGGTAGCAAGCGAATAGCGTACGAATCTGATCCTCCGTTCGGCTCTTAGCGAACGTGGTTAGTATCTTTCCATCCTTAGCTTGAACCTCATAACGCACCCCGTATTTTTCTTTGTATGCTGAAATCCAAATCCCCACAGGATTGGCCCGATAGGGCTCAATCGCCGAAGGCGGTTCCCGTACGGGTTCCGGGTTTTCACCTTGTTCTATTCCATTCTCTTCTCTTCTCTTCTCTTCTATTCTATTCAGGGCCAAATCGTGTATTTTTACGTACGAACCACGATCGCGTGGCTGCTTAAGTATTTGTAATTTAAATAGTTTGCTAACTGTACGGTCAAGCACACGGTCAGTAAAACGGCTTGCCATACGGTAGTGCGCACGGCTCACATACGCCTTGCCACTGTTGTTCGCTTTACTGGTTTCGCAAAGCAAGTATACGAAAGTTATGAACTCATCTTGCGCTAAGTCAAAAATCTTTGGATCGGCAAAAAGTTGATTGGAAAGCATTATGTATTTTGGAAATTTTATATCTTTGCGCGGGTTATATTTTTCCCAGTTAATAAATTCGATATTCATTTACGCGCCGCCTTCTCAGCCAAATATTTGGCGCGCTGTTCGGCGGAATATCCTTTTGCGATGGCAAGTGAAATAGAAGAGAAGCTTTGTGCCCAAAACTTAGTTCTGTTTCTAGCTCCCTTATGCAGATAATAGGCATTGTATCTAGTGGATAAATGAACCGGAATTGCGCTAAGCATTTCTGCATAGGCAAATCCAACTTGAGCAATCTGCTCTAGCTGCTTTTTTTCTTTGTCTGTAATTGTATTCAAGACTTCCCCCCGATTGTTTTCGGATGGGGAACGTAGTACTGTTCGACCATCCTGTGTGCAAACGGGAATATACGTTAAGACCGCTCTGGAGTAAAACCCACGGCGGTTTTTCTTTTCACAGCCAATCGGCGATCATTAAATAAACCACCGCTAGCATAGCTGCAATGCAACACAGCGCATCCTTTAGGTTCTCGCTCATTGGGAGATGATCTCGCGCAGCTTCGTGAGCGCCACAGAACGCTTTTCTACTAGGCCGCTCTTCGTTCTCACGTTGAGCATCGCGCGTGGCCCTCCCCGGCATTCGTTAATCGCTAGGATCTTGCCTTGAGCTATCTGCGGATCTGCATAAGCTACCGGTTTTTTATGCTCCGGTGAATACTTTCGGCTTTGCGCGTTATATTCAAAGTTCACTACCTGGCCCACTTGATACATATTCCCCCCTAGAAACTCTCCCACGCACTTAGGGTGTATGGCTATCCCCTTACCCATAAACACACCCGTAAAATACCCAGTACGGCTATAGATAAATGCGCCGCATTGAATGCAGTGAACGCCGCCGATCATCCTATAGCGATTCTACCCGTTCGATAAACTCCAGAACTTCGCCCTTAAGCTCTTTCTTATCGTCGTGCGCTTTTTGACGCAGCCACTTTGCATAGTTCTGCAAATCGCTGAAAGGAACTTCGCCTATCCGCTTGCCGTTAAACTTGCCGAAGCCAATGATGTAGTCGCCAGTATGCGCGGGAGGAGAAATCGCTGCCACGGGCTTGCCAGGTGCCTTAGAAACTCTTGGAAGAGGCGAATCAGCAAGCCTTTCCCCCTCATCTAAGTCTGGAGTGAACTGCGTTCCGAAGCCGCATAGCGCCAACGCTCTACCTATAGCCCCTGTTTCCGACTTTTCAAGGTGGTCTTTAAACCCCGCGTTATCCTCCTGCTTTGAAGCCTCGGCTATAACGCGCCCAGTTTCGTCAAGGATAGATGCCCGTACTAGGCTGCGCTTTTCATCGCTCGAGATAATCTGCGTAGTGATCGACCAAAGGGGTTGCTCTTCCCTAAACCATACAATGCGGTGCGCTACTTGCAGGTAGTCCTTCCCGCGTAAATCTAAAATGGGTAGTTCGGTGCCTTTGGGGGTTTTAAATGTTTTCACTCTTTTTTCTTCCTATCAGTTGTTTCACGGAAATCATCGCGCTCAAGCGTACGGCAGCATTCAGTATCTCTTTCGGATACCCGGCACGATCGAGGTGGAACATTAAATTGCTGATTATATCCTCGGCCTCTTTTAAGGAACGCTCCGATTGCTCCACTTCAACTAGCGCCTTGTACTTCTCTCGATTGCCGATTAGCTGCTTGGCCTTGTGGTTCATGTGGCGCAGGTGCTCGCGCATCCGTTCGGCAACTAATAATTTAGTTCCATAGGTAAGCCGCTCCCCCATCTCGTCAGAAACCATATCCACAGAGCACTCCGGGCATATACCAACATTCAAGTGCAGGTGGCAGCGGGCGCAACTCATCATATAAAAGTAGCCTCATCGTCGGTAATAACTGCGGTGAATTCCTCCACCTCGATTTCGCGCATGAGATGCATAAACGCCGTAGCTATTTTTCGTAGCTCAGGGAATTGGTATGCAGCTACCAGCTCGCGAAACTGGCATTCCATCTCGTCTAACTTAATGTAATCGGCTTTTGATACTTTCATGATGGCGCGGATTATACACCGCTTTATAAGCAAAAGCTATATTATAGGGCAAAACAGGCCAGCTAAAATTCTAACATGCGCACCTTGTAAGCCGAAAATAACTGTATTAACATTTCTAAACAGTGATAATCCGCGTTCGTGATATGCAACCCGATGATCGCAATTTCATCCTAGCCACATGGCTAAGGTGCTTTCGCCAATCCCCTTTCACCAAGCACATTCCGAACGATATTTTCTTCGATATGCACCAGCAAGTAATCGAACGCTTTTGGAAACGCCCAACGGCTAAGACCAAAATAGCCTGCCTCGAAGACGACGAGAACGTAATCATGGGCTACCTAGCCTTTGAGAACACGAGGCCCGAAACCCTGCACTTCTGCTACGTGAAAGAAACCCTCCAGGGCGAAGGCGTAGCTCGTGAGCTGTTCAAACAATCCGGCATAGACTTAAACGAAGTCCACCACTTCACGCACTTTACAAAAGACATGGAAACGGTTTCCGTTAAATATAGAACCCTCAGATATTCGCCATACTTTCTTTAAGGAGTTAGTTGATGATCAAAGCAATGAACGTAAGATGCCACGTAGGAGCCCAAATCGGTGCTCAAGTATATACCTCCCTCGATACCAAGAAAGATGGCTTCGAGATGGAGATGAATAACTTTGGCGTGTTCGTAACCACGAAGAATAAGGAAATTTACTTTGTGCCTCACGGAACTGTAGCGAGCGTAAAGCTCTGCCCGGATTCCTATCAAGCGGCTCAGCAAGAGGGCAAGCGCGGTAAAAAGGCTGAGTAATGGCTACATCGTATTCATACGAACTATGGGATGGAAAGAAGGTCGTTGGGCACTTCAACGCCAGCTTTCCTCTTTGCGGCGCTCACGTGGTGGTTCCCGAGGTTAGTACACTAAAGCAAAGATACGGAACCAGGGTGAAATACATCAAAGTTCCTATGGCTACGCGAGTTGTTTCGGATAATGGCGTGGATCGGCTTATTCGTCTTGTTCTTGATGTGCGGAAGAAATCAAATCGGCAGATTCGGGTTCTCATAGAGCGTGGAAGATGATCGCTCTACAGGCCATTTACAAGAGCCACAGAACTACCGTGGACGGCTCCTTCGCAATCACGTTTGAAGCTGGTGAGCATATGGCTGATCAGATCAACGCCGTGTATCATAAAAGAGAACAGCCTCTTTACGTAGTCGTAATGACCGAAGAGGAATATAACGCGAATGCTAAAATAGCGGACAAATAGCATATGGCTTTCAAAAAGGGCGAACCAAGACCAGAGAACTCTGGCAGAAAACCGGGCTCAAAGAACAAGCGCAGTAGCGTTCTTGAGATATGCCAAGGGCTCGGCTTAGATCCGTTTGTCGAGATGGCAAAGATCGCTCAAGACGTTCGCCACAAGTATCGCTTTGATGCGCTTAAAGAGCTGTGCCAGTACATAGAGCCGAAGAAGAAGCACACCGATGTTTCGGTGGATCCTGAGAATTCGACCATACGTGTCGAGATTGTTGACTATGTCCAGAAGAAGTAAATTCGCATCAGAAGAACAAACCAAAGAGAATTTTTTTGACCGCGTGGAGTTTATTCCATTCTCTGGATGTTGGCATTGGCGAGGCAATAAGAAGAAGAATGGCTCCGGTAGGTTTTGGGGAAGTTGTGGGAATCTCCTGCTGGCCGCTCACTATTCTCTCAAATCCATTGGCGGAAAATCCGACTTTAAGTTTGTTAAGGCTACGTGTGGCAATAAAGATTGCGTAAATCCCACCCACCTTGAGGGCAGTGATAGTCTATCAACCCCATCCGCGGAGCGATTTTTTGATGGGATATTATTCATCCCATTTCATGAATGCTGGGAGTGGGCGGGGCAAAAAGATAAAGACGGGTATGGATACTTTTGGGAGAACAACAAGACAAGCCGAGCCCATAGATTCGCAGTCACCCTAAGAGAGCCGATAAATAAAAGCCTTGTCGTAGACCACATTTGTCGCAATCGGGCCTGCGTTAACCCGAATCATCTAAGGCAAGTCACCACCCGCTTCAATGTGATGGAAAACAGCAGTGGGCTTGCTGTTCAGAACTCCCTTAAAACTCATTGCTACAGGGGGCATGAATTTAGTGAGAAAAATACGTATATCACCACTCGAGGGGCCAGAAGTTGTCGCAAGTGCGGCGTGATAAAAACAAAGAACTGGTATGTTAGAAATAAAAATAGCCCTTCAAGAGAAACAAAAACTATTTAGATCTTCCATCGACAAGTTCCCGATTACACTATTCGGGGGCGCTCGCGGGGGAGGAAAATCGTACGCTATTCGGAATATCTTTCTGATTCGTGCTCTGGAATATCCCGGCAGCAAGAGTGCGATTTTTAGAAAGACCTTTCCAGAGTTGGACAGCAATCATATTCGCCCGCTGTTGTCTGAGCACCCCTGCCTCTATCAGTTCTGGAACGAGAGTAAGAAGCTTTTATCTCTTCCCAATGGATCTACGATTCAATTCTCTTACTGTGAGAACGATAAGGATGTGGCCAGGCAGCAGGGCCAGGAGATTCATAATCTCGGAGTCGATGAGATCGGTCAGTGGGGAGAAAACGTATTCAGGACGCTGCTGGGTTCTAATCGTTCCAGCAACCCCAATATCCCAGCCCGTTGCGCCCTCTCTGCAAACCCCGGAGGTGCCGGAAATTCTTGGCTGAAGCGCCTTTTCATCGACAAGAAATTGAACGAGAGAGAAAGGCCGCAGGATTACAACTTCATTCAATCGTTGATTGCCGACAATCCCGCACTAATGGAGAGCGACCCAGATTACGTTCACCGCTTAAACTCTGAGCCAAACGAGAACCTGCGAAAGGCTTACCTTTATGGGGATTGGGATTTAGCAGCAGGGCAGTTTTTTGGTGAGATCCAAAGGGATGTTCATTTCATTAATCCCTTCGAGATTCCAAAACACTGGAAGCGCTTTGGAGCGCTCGACTACGGATTCACACACCCAGCAGGATTTGGCTGGTTCACCGCAGATGAAGACGGGAACGTCTACCAGTATCGTGAACTAGTAGAGGCCAAGCTACGAGTGGATCAGCTAGCCGATAAGATAAAGTCTTTCGATGATTGGGATAAGCTGGAATACATCGTTGCCGGATTGGATTGCTGGAATGACCGCGGAGTTTCCACCAAGAGCGGGGCTCCGACAATTGCAGAAGAGTTTTCCAACAAAGGGCTCTATCTATCCAAGGCAAATGTGGGGCGCATCCAGGGAGCCACCCAGGTTAGAAACTACCTTGCCTACAACGAAGAGATTTCCCCTCGCTTCCGCATGTTCAAGACCTGTGCGGTAACTTACGACTGCCTAACCAGGATGCAGCACGATCCCAATAGGCCAGAGGATGTGCTCAAGGTGGATGCTGTTGATGGCGACCCCATGACTGGTGATGAGGGGTATGATTTCGTCAGATATTTCCTAATGAGCAGGCCCGCCTTCGCTGACCGACCAATGAAAAGAATCCTACCCGGTACCGAGGCGTGGAACCGCCGCGAGGTGGAAGAGATGGAACGCGCTGCTTTGAATGCTCACGAAGCGGAGAAGAACGTGGAGCTAGGCTTATCCACCCCCTCCGATGACCCCTGGTCAAAAAACCCCACAATGTTTGACAACGATTGGTAGTTAACTCAGGATTATTAGAAATCCATGGAAAACGTCAAAGAACTACGCAAATTGATCGCATTAGCGAAGAAAAGCGGCCTAAAGAGCCTGAAACTTGGCGATATCTCTTTCGAGTTTAATGATGCAAAGCCAGAGGCCAAGCCAAGCGCTAGACCTTTGGGCCTTGGTGATCCGCTTTCCTCTGATGCAGTTATGCCCCGCGACGATGAGTTACTTTATGCTTCCACGCCCTACTACCAGGAACTCATCTCACAACGCGCAGAGGCTAATAAGCCCCAGGAGAACTAATGGCTATCGACTTCACCAAGTTTGGAGACGGGAAGTCTCAATCGGAAGAAGGCTCATTTAACAAGTACTGGTGGAAAGAGAAAACGGAAGAGGGGCTAGCGCAAAGCATCGCCTCTGTGATCAAGGCCATGGCGGATTTTGATGGCCGTAGGCAGACGCAATACCAAATCAGCACAAGGCTTTACGGTAACAGCGATATTATGGGGATTAACGGGCTTTCATTCTCCAAAGCCTCGACGAATCAGAACACTCTTCGTGATCGCATCAGCTACAACGTAATTCAATCCGCGATTGATACCGTTACAGCGAAGATTGCTAAGAACCGGCCTAAGCCTCTCTTCCTTACCTCCGGAGGGGATTGGGAAATACAGCGTAAGGCGCAGAAGCTTACTAAGTTTGTAGAGGGCGTGTTTTACGAAAACCATATTAGGGAAGTGGGCCCGCAGGCTTTCCGCGATGGCTGCGTATTCGGCGATGGCTTCGTGCACGTATTCCCTGAACATGGCCGCGTGAAGTTTGAGCGCGTGATTCCCTCAGAGCTTTACGTGGATTGGGTGGATGGCTTCTATGGCCACCCTAGGCAGATTCACAGGGTTAAGAACGTGGATCGGCAAGTGCTAATGGAATCGTTTCCTAATAAGAAATCAGCCATTAGAGATGCAAACGGCGCTACCACTACGCTTTCCGGCGCTTATCAGCGAGTAACCGATCAAGTAACCGTAGCAGAGAGCTATCGTTTACCTTCCTCCCCTGATTCCGAAGATGGAATGCACGTTATCTCGATCGAAGGCCACGTGCTTTTCAAAGAAGTCTGGAAAGAAATGAAATTCCCTTATGCGCGTATGCCGTGGAGCAAGCGTCTAATGGGTTATTGGTCACAGGGTGGCGCTGAGCAGATCCAGAACATTCAACTAGAGATTAATAAACTCCTATGGGTGATCCAACGCTCGATGCACTTAGCTGGCACATTCAAAATCTTTGTAGAGAACAGCTCGAAGATTGTGAAGGAGCATTTATCAAACGACATCGGGAGCATAATTGCTTATACGGGCCAGCAGCCAACATACTTGGTTCCGCCCATTGTCCCGCCCGAGGTTTACTCTCACCTGCTGACCTTGAAGAATGCTGCCTACGAGCAATTTGGGATTTCTCAGCTATCGGCGTCGAGCCAAAAGCCAGCGGGATTAAATAGCGGGAAAGCTTTGAGAGAGTATAACGATATCGAGTCAGAGCGATTCATGACCATCGGCCAGGCGTATGAGAATTTCCACCTAGAGCTAGCCGATCTATCCGTAATGGTAGCTAAGACGCTTTACGAGGATGATAAGAAGTTCTCTGTAAAGGTTCCGGGAAAGAAATTCATCGAAACTATTCCATGGGAAAAAGTGGATATGGAAGGTGATGAATACATCATGAAAGTATTCCCCGTTTCCTCCCTACCAAGCGATCCAGAAGGCAGGCTGCAGACGGTTCAGGAATACGTGCAGGCCGGTTACTACTCCCCTCGTACAGCAAAGAAGCTGCTTGATTTCCCTGATACAGAAGCGGTTGATGACTTACAAAGCGCAGAGGAAGATTACCTACATAAGATTCTAGAAAAGATTGTAGAGGATGATGAGTTTACTCCTCCCGATGCTTTCGATGATCTAGCTTTGGCGAAAGAGCTTTCCCTTGAGTACATCGCGCAGGGCAAGCGGGATAATCTCCCGGAAGAGCGCCTAGAAAAACTGCGCATGTTCAATGAGCAAGTTCTTGAGCTGATGCAGAAATCCATGCCGCAGCTTGCAGCCCCTCCAGTAGAGGGAGCACCGCAGGCAGCGCCGATGCCTCCGCCCGTAAGCGATTTGGTTCCCAACATCCCAGCATAGGAGTGATTGATTGATATCAGTTAAGCAGCACACGCCAGGTAAAGTTCGCTATTTTTCGTACTATCTGGAATGGCCGGACGGTTCAGAGCCTTGGATAGATCAAACGCCTTTCGTTCATGATCTGCAATTCGAGCTGCGTAATACGAGATTCATGAAAGACCCCACGCTCCCTTCGCACATTGCTGGTGATCTAATCCGCAAGGGAGAAGCTCGCTGGATGGATAGCAATGGGGTTACTCACAGGGTTGTAATTGAAGATACGAAACGTAATCGAAGATGGGGAGTTAGAAGATGAGTGAAGCACCAGTAGTACAGCCAACCGAAGCAGTTCCACCCGCAACGCCTCCGCCTGTAGTTGAAGATGCGATGTCCCCTAAACTCGGGTTACTAGCGCGTAAAGAGAAAGCGATTGTAGAGAAGCAAAGGGCTATCCAGCAAAAAGAAGCTGAGATGAGCAAGCGCATGGCCGAGTGGGAAGCGAAAGAAAAGGCGTGGGCCGATAGGGAGAAGCGCTGGAAAGATACTCCAGAGAAAGCCCTAGAAGAGTTTGGCCACACTTACCAGAGCCTAACCGAGCGCGTTCTATCGGGTGGAGAGGTTACAGCCGCAGACGTTGAGAAGCGTGCAATGGCTAGGGTTAAGGAACTGGAAGACCGCTTAGAAACAGATAAGAAAACTGCCCTTGAAGCAGAAAAGCAGCGTGCAGAGAAGGAATCGCAGGAAACTATCCAGCAGTATAAGGAAGATTTAGCTGCATTTATTACCTCCAAGTCTGATGATTATAAGCTTTGCGCCCTATTCGATAAGGAAGCGGAGCTGATCTATGACACCGTGGATACTTATTTTCAACAGAACAACAAAATCTTATCGCATGATGAGGCTGCCGGGTTGGTTGAGAAGTATTTCCGCAAGCTTGTTGAAGAGGCCAACGGCGCTCTCACGCCTAAGCAGCAAGCAGCCGCCGAAGCAGCTCTCGATAAAGAAGAGCCAAAGAACCAGGTAAAGAATATTTCCAACGGCTTAAGCCAAACAGCGCCTAGTTTCCTTCCGGCAAAGACCGAGAACGATAGAATGAAGCGGGCTATGGCAGCTTTGGATGGAAAAAAATAGACAAACATTAGGGGTTGCCTCAGAATTTACCTGAAGTAACCCCTTTGCATTCCGCCATTAGTCAATTGGCAATCTTTTTTAGTGATTATTTGCGCCCGTAGTTAACCGGCGAAAACCCAAACAAATCATCAACACTAAAAAGGATTCCATCTAATGACATATCTAGATCTCGCCGCGATGAACGCGGCTCTAAAAGAACTTTATGACGGCCAGGTAATCGAAAACCTCGTTTACGCCGACAACCCATTCATGGCAATGGTGAAAAAGAAGACCGACTTCGGTGGTAAGTACAAGCCTGTACCGATCATCACCGGCGCTTCGCAAGGCCGATCTGCTACCTTCGCAAACGCTCAAGCTAACCAGAGTGCAGTGATTGTAGACAGCTTCTTGCTTACTCGCGTATCGGATTACTCGATCGCTACCATTGACAACCAAACCATGCTCGCTTCCCGCACTGACAAGATGAGTTTCTTGGAAGGCGCTAAGCTTCTAATCGACGGTGCAATCCGCGCTATCACCCTCTCTACTGCTTCTGCTTTGTTCCGCAGCGGAACTGGTTCGATTGGCCAAATCGGCGCTCTTCCTGGCGCTGGCGTGATCACTCTTTCCAATCCTAACGACGTTGTGCAGTTTGAAGTGAACATGACCCTCCAAGCTAACGCTACGGATGGTGGTGTGCCTCGCGCTGCTCTCGGATACGTGATCGCAGTTAACCGCTCTGCCGGAACTGTAACCGTATCTGCTGCCTCCCAAGGTGGCGCTGCTGGTAACCCTGCTCTCTGGGCTGCTAACGACTACTTGCTAGTACAAGGCGACGTTAACGCTAAGATCAGCGGATTGGCTGCTTGGATTCCCCAAGTTGCTCCTTCTGCAACCCCTTTCTTCGGCGTAGATCGCTCGGTTGACGTTACCCGCCTCGGCGGCGTTCGTTACGATGGTTCTGCTCAGTCGATTGAAGAAGCCATGATTGATGCTTCAAGCCTCCTCGCAAGAGAAGGTGGAAAAGCCACTCACTGCTTCGTATCGTTCGCTTCGTACTCGGCGCTTGAAAAAGCCTTGGGTGCAAAGGTTCAATACGTTGACCTTAAGGGCCCTGCTGATATCGCTTTCCGCGGTATCCAAATCAACGGCGCAAACAGCGTGATCAAGGTAATTCCAGATCGTAGCTGCCAGCCTTTGACTGGTTACATGCTACAGCTCGATACTTGGACTCTTGAGTCCCTTGGCGACTGCCCTCAAATCCTTCGCTACGGCGATGGCCTTGAGATGCTTCGTGTTGCAAACGCCGATGCGGGCGAAGTGAGAGTTGGAATGTACGGAAATCTCGCGACAAATGCACCAGGCTGGAGCTTGAACCTTAAGCTCGGAGCCTAATAGAAGTTCACTGAATGGGGCTCCAGCGATGTGCTGGGGCTCCTTCTCTCACATCAGGGGCGATGACCAGAGAGAATATAATCCGCCCTCCGGCTAGACCGGTTTTAAAAGGAGACAATCGTGAGTCGTTGTACGAAATGCAAAATAGAAAAGGATTCATCCGAGTTCTATGGCAGGTCGGACGATAAAGGCAAAGGCTATTGGTCGCACTGCAAAGAGTGCGTAAAAGCCAAACGCAAGATTTACGTTGTAGAGAATCGTGACAAAATTAAAAACTATGACCTGAAGAAAAACTTTGGGATTGATTTGGATGAATACAATGCGATGTATGCGAGGCAGCGCGGCTGCTGCGACATATGTGGCAAGCATTCGACTGAGCAGAACAGAGCTTTATCCGTTGACCACGATCACAAGACTGGAGAATTAAGAAGCCTCCTGTGCGATCATTGTAACCACGGGCTTGGGAAGTTTAGCGACAGTGAAGAAATGCTACAGAGAGCAATTGATTATCTTAAAAAGCATAGAACCGAATCGGCGGATAAACCCGATGTTTCCGACTTAACCGTTGGATAAGAAAGAAGGATATTTATATAGCCAATCGACAGTTCCAACAGTTCAGATACTCGATGGAAAAAGCAGTTGTAGACCTTTACATGAAGGTTGCAATCGGAGCCGCAGGCGCTCCCACGATTTCACGCGCTAAGGGCGTGACTTCGATCACCCGCAACTCTGCTGGTAAGTACACCATCGTGCTGCAAGACAATTACTATGCATTCTTAATGGCATCGGGCGCTTGCTTAACCGCTGGTATCCCTGCTGCTCCAACTTTCTCTGTGTTCTCTGAAGCTGTAGCTTCTGGCTCACTCGTGGTTCAGTTCTCTGATGCCGCTGGTGCCGCTGCAGATCCAGGAAATGGCGAAGTAGTTGTGCTTCAAATCACGCTGAGCAACTCCGGAGCCCTCTAATGTTGCCGTTCATGAACAAGAAGAAGGCCGTGACCACTATTCTTGGTGGCATGGCCGGTGAACCTGAAGAGAAGGTAGAAGTAGAGGCCGATGAGGCTCCTATGGCTATCGCAAAAGACGTTCTTAAAGCGGTGGAAAGCGGTTCAGCCGCCGCTCTTATGGAAGCCATGAAAGCATTCTATGCCCACATGGAAGCACAAGAGCATGAGTAGATGGGCGAGGAGGTTTAATGGCTACCACGCTCACCTTGGCTCAGCTTAGGACGCTCTGTAAGCAGGAATCGGACATGGTTAATAGCTCTTTCATCTCGGATGCCGAGTGGAATAGTTATATTAACCAGTCCTATTTCGAGCTTTATGATTTGATGGTGCAGAAGTACGGAGATGATTACTTCTCTGAGCAGCATAACTTCGTTACCGATGGCACCTCTTATCTTTATCCTCTTCCAGCTGACTTCTATAAGTTGCTTGGTTTGGATCTCGCACTCGCTGCGTCTAATGATTCGTATGTTACTATCCGCCGTTTTAATTTTGCTGATCGCAACCGCTATGCTGTTCCTAATTTCCAGAGTTTTTACGGCGTAACGAATATGCGCTACAGGCTGAATGGGAATGATCTATGGATCACGCCTATTCCCTCTGGTGGGCAGAATATGCGGCTTTGGTATGTGCCAAGGCTGACAACTTTGGCGGCTGATGGCGACACAGTTGACGGGATTTCGGGATGGACTGAATACATTATCGTTGACGTGGCGATGAAGGCTCTAGCTAAAGAGGAGTCGGACGTTTCTGTGATGATGGCTCGCAAGGCTGGATTAATTCAGCGCATCGAAGCTGCTGCAGAGAACAGGGACGCCGCCAATCCTATGACGGTATCTGATAACCAAAGCTCGCAGTTCTGGAATCCCTCTGGAACTGGTGGCAACGGATCTGGTGCTTTCTAGTGGTAACGCGGGCTTTCTGGAGCCAGCTCTCTGGTAACAGGGATGTGCAGTTTGCACAGCAAAGCCAGGCTTCTGCTCTACAGCCGCTCTTAAGGAACCCCATTACGAATGGCATCATCTTAGAGAAGGTGGCACTATTAGTGGGAAGTAACACCATACAGCACAAGTTAGACCGCAAGCTCCAGGGCTGGGTTGTCGTTCGTAAAGGCGCGGCTGCCGATATTTACGATGCGCAGGATACGAATACTACGCCTGATAGAACCTTGGTTTTAGTAAGCGATGCGGTTGTAACGGTGAATATTTACGTTTTCTAGGGAGGAAGATGTTTCCAAGTATTTCCTCGAATAACATTGCAAAGAGTTGGTTCTGCAATGCCAAACTTCTTGCAAAGTTCTTTTCTGGAAAACTTGCCAGACTTATTCATTTTTCTAATTTCCAAAACTTTAGCATCTGTAAGCTTGGCGGTTGTCTGCCTCTCGCCAAAAGCGTGCCTTTTCTTGTCGCGCATGTCGGCATTATTCTCAGCTATTGTTCCAAGAAAAAGGTGGCTGGGGTTAACGCAAGCCGGAACATCGCACCTATGCAACACGGAAAGACCTGGTGGAATTTTACCGTTAAAGGATTCAAAAGAAACTCTGTGCGCGAGTTTTGCTCCTGCTCCTCTCCCAATTTGAATTTGTCCGTACCCTTTAGGGGTTTTATATCCAGACCAAAGCCAGCAGGATTCAGTTTTGACAGTTCGGCTTATAAGGCGTTCTGTTATGCTAATTTTGTTTCTTTTATAAATTCCACGCGGCATTGCGTTGAGGTAACACATGCCTCTTGAAAAGTCAGCAGTATCAATACCTTTTGCGCAGGGAATTGATAGCAAAACAGACCCAAAACAGACCCAAGCAGGCGAGCTAATCACTCTAGAGAACGCCACCTTTAAAACATTAAAAGAGATTCGTAAGCGCAACGGATTCGAGCCTCTTGGGCAAACCGTGATGACGGGCCCGTATAGCCTTTCCTTCTCCAAGGTTGGCGCAACGGTGGCTTCCGGTAGCTTTACGGCTTCCTTCAAGGATGAATTGTTAGTGGGAGATGGATTCTCCCTTTTTAGCTACTCTGATTCGGATGATAAGTTTTCGTATCGTGGGCGTTTGAAATCAGCTCGCGTAAGCTCCTCGGCTATCTTTCAAAACCAGTACAACAATATAAACCCCGATAGCGCGGTGAATACCACCAGCGGGTATACGCTCTATGCGTTTGAATCGTGGGATAATGATCCTGCTACGATAGGAACTTATCAAGGGGTAGGATACTGCATCTCGGATAATGCTACTGGGCAGATTCTCTACAACAACGCTCTTAGTGCTACTACCTCTAGACCACGGTGCATTGCGATCGGCGCGTTTCTATACCTTCTCTACTTTGATTCTGCCGATAACGAGCTGCACGCTTTGAGCGTTGGTAGCCAGGCTCCTGGTGTGGTTGTAGATATCATTACAGACATCAATACAACGCTACCAAACTACGATTGTTTAGTGTTTAACTCTAACCTCTACGTGGCGTATAACGGCACTGGCTCCACGGTTAAGGTAGCCTCTTTCAGCTCCGCAATGGCTGCAGTGGCCGCCACTAGCAAAGCAGAAGTAGCTAGCAATGGTATCTGCATATTCTCTGATGCCGCTAATAACGCTTGGGTTGCCTACAATAACGGCACCGACACCAAAGCATTCATTATGAATTCTACTCTGGCCGCTACGGTGCTCGCGCCTACGGTGATTGAAGCCGGGATAACGAACGCGCAGAACGTAACGGGCATACACGATGGAACGCGCGGGATTATATTCTATGATCAGCCTGGAGCATTGGAGCTTAATACTGCTTCAGAGGTTGCCCTAGCCGCCGGTTTTGCGATGCCTGCTGTTGGCGGAAACATAAACCTAAGCGTAACGGGAACCGATCTGCAGATAGGGGAAATCTCCGGGCAGATTATTTACATCCCTACCGCCGGGTATTTCTACATGGCTCCATACGCTGTGGGCGGAAATATTAACGTAACTAATTTGGGCTACCCAGGAAACGCAGCTCCCACAACTGCGATTGCTTTCCCGCAGGATTTCACTCCTACGCTCGCATACTCAAATGCCTTGATTCGCTACAATACTTTGACGGTTGGCGGCGTGGTTGGCACCGCTACATCGTTCACCAGATCGGCAGCGCTTACCTCGCGTGCATTCCTTCACGGCGGAATTGCTAACGTGATGATCTGCCATGATTCTAAGATACAGCCGACTTACTTCTTGGCGTCTCTCTACAATATTGATTCCCTATCGGCGATTCAGATAGCGAACTTCACGGCGAAGCTGTTTTCCGCAAGCGCTGCGGGGATACCTAATAAATCCGTTCTATGCAGCGCAAATTTAGTTTCTACCGATAACTATTCTTTCGCGCTATCGGAGAGAGTTTTCGCAAACGAGAAAACATTTGGAAATAACCAGGTAATTTTCTTCTTTAGCGGTGTTTCGCAATCCGTTGTGAACCTAGCGCCAACACAAGTTTCTACGCAAGCGTTGGGCGACAATATGCACGTAGCTGCGGGCGCACTGCAAATGTACGATGGCAAGAATACGGTGGAGCACAATTTCCACCTCTATCCCCACGTGGTTAAGGGCGAGATTTCTGGAACTAACGGCTCTCTTTCCGCTGGTGTCTACGGATTTCAGGCTTTATACGAGTGGATCGACGCCCAAGGGCAGATTCACCGCTCTGCTCCTAGCCCAACATTTAGCATTACAGTAGCGGCAAACGACGAGGTTACTCTAACGATACCAACGCTAAGAATTACGTCTAAGGCAACCGCTACGATTGCGCTTTATAGAACAGAAGTAAATGGCACGACATTCTTCCGAGTGGATTCGCAGAACACGGCTTTCCCATACACAAATAGCGTTGTAACCGATTACATAACTATCCCTAGCGTATCTGGGGATGATTTCATCGTAGGCAATGAGCAGCTTTATACGAATGGAGAAGTGGAAAACATCGCCTATCCATCTCCAAAGACCTTAGGGACGTTTAAGAATCGCTTAACAGTTGTTCCTTCTGATTCCCCAACTACTTATTGGTACTCCAAGCAAGTAATCCCAGGTTCCCCCGTGGAGCCTTCCGATGTTTTCTTCCAGAATACGGATCAATCTAGCGGAGATATCATCGGACTAGCTCAACTCGACGATAAAAATATCCTATTCAAAGAGGGAAATGTTTATTTCGTAGTAGGAACTGGCCCAAGCCCATCGGGCGCTAATAATGATTTAACCGATCCAACACTTATAGCAACGGACGTGGGACTAGTTGACCCGGCTTCCATCGTAGCGTTTCCTTTCGGACTGCTCTTTAAGTCTCAGAAGGGGATATATATCCTCGACCGCTCGCTGCAGGTAAACTATATCGGCGCTAAGGTTGAGGCTTATAACCAGTTCTCTGTGGTGAGCGCGAAACTCGTATCTTCTACAAACCAAGTGCGCTTCATTCTCTCGAGCGGGCAATCCCTGGTATTCGATTACTTCGTAAATACATGGAGTGTATTCACCAACCAGGCTGCAGTGGATTCCGTAGTGCATAACGGCACTTACTATAGGCTTCTCTCAACCGGCCAGGTGCTAAAAGAAAATGCGCTGTTCTCCGATAACGGATCATTCATCTCCATGAAGCAAGTAACCTCGTGGCTCGGGCTAGGGGTTTTGCAGGGATTTCAGCGTGTGTATAAATTGTTGATACTCGGTGAGTACTTTAGCGCACACAATTTGAGCGTATCGTTCGCTTATGATTTCGATCCAACCACGTTTCAAACCACCACGTTCACTCCCGTAGCGGGCGTTTACCAATTCAGGGTGAACCTTACGCGCCAAAAGTGCGAATCACTGCAGATCACGATTCAGGATGTAGATACAGGAACGGATGGGGAATCTTTTAGCCTCTCTGCTTTAGGGCTAGAAGTAGGTATTAAGCGCGGGCTCAACAAGATTGGAGAAACCAAATCCTATGGTTAGGTTCTCTGAAGAGCACATCCCTGAGATTAATTCCTGGTATTGCCAGCGGGGAATGGAAACGCTTAGCAAGCACCTGTTCCCCGATGTGGGCTTTATCGTGCGCGGCGTGGGAGCTGGATTTATCTATCAAACCGATTCTTCCCTGTGCTTTCTGGATGGGTATATTTCCAATCCTGAATCTACAAAAGAGCATAGGAAAGATTCGTTCGATAAGATTACACATGCGCTTATTCTTACGGCAAAGGATCACGGTTTCAGAAGCATCCTGGCGTATACGCAAAACCCAGAGATAAGTAAGCGATGCGAGCGGTTTGGATTTGGCCTAAGAGGCACGTATAATTTATTTGTAAAGGGAGTTTAAGATGGGCTTCGTAGCTAACGCAGTAGGTAGTGTTTTCGGCGGTGCCGCCGATAGCATGACACAGAAGAATCAATACAGAGCAACAGCTCCGATTATTGATAAGCAGAATTTCGCAAACGACATTGATTATCAAAGGAAGCTGCAAGAGGCGTCCGTTGCTAAACAAAACGAGGTTTACTCTCAGCAACAAGCTCTAGCTAATGCGCTATCTAGCCAGGCCGCTGGAGCCGGGCCCAATCCAGCGATGGCACAGTACCAGCAGAATATAAATCAGGCAGGTGCGCAGGCGGCGGGATTGATATCCTCGCAAAAGGGAATTAGCCCAGCGTTGGCGGCGCGAATGGCAGCCATGCAGCAGTCTGGTGCCATGCAGGGCGCGGCTGCTTCCGGTGCCGAGCTGCAGGCTAAGCAACAACTGGCAGCGCAGCAACAATTGCAGCAGCAGCAAGCGGCAATGCAGCAAGGTGCTGAATCTCAAGGAACTCAAGCGTTGTCTGGCCAAAATATTTTCCAGAACGCGCAATCGGCGCAGAATAATACCGTTACTCAAGGCTCCTTGGGGGCTCAGCAAATAAATGCAGGCGTACAGGGCCAGAACGCGCAAGCCACTAATCAAACTTCGCAAGGGCTGCTGCAAGGAGCCGCTTCCGCTGCTGCGCTTATGTCGGACAAAAGACTTAAAGAGGATGTGCAGGATTTCGATTCTCGCTCTTTCCTAGATGCACTCAAGGCGCATAAGTTTAAGTATAAGGATCAAGGAAAGTTCGGTGCCGGTCAACAAGTTGGCGTGATGGCGCAGGATGTAGAAAAAGAAGTTCCGCAGATGGTTATGGATACCCCGCAAGGGAAGATGATTGACCTCGCTAAGAGCGGTGGGCCAATACTAGCTTCCCTAGCAGATATTAACGAACGCCTAGAGGCAATGGAGGGTGGTATCTCTAGCCATCTTAAAAAAGGCCGCAAGGGTTACGGTGATGTAATCAAGGCAAAGAAAAGGGTGAACGCATAATGGCCCACTCGCTTGTTTCAGAGGATGATAAGTCTTTTAGCCTTAACGATGGGGAGAAAGATTTCCTCGTAGCCAAGGGCGCACTCGGAAAAGATGCGCAGGATAAGATTAGGGGATTGCCAAAGTTCGCAGCTCCCGTTGCTGGGCCCGTAGCTCCAGAGCCAACTATTCTAGATAAAGTAGATTCAGCACTTTCGCTTCCTGGTGAACAAGAGCAACTTGCACTCCAGAAGTGGGAGCAAGGCAGGGCCGCCGATGTAGCAAGAGCGCCCGCAGCCGAGTCTGCGCCTATAGCCGTTCAAGAAGCGGTTCCCGTTCCTGTGCCGGTTCCAGCTCCAGCGACTCCGCAGCAAGCGAGTATGTTGCAGCAGTATGAGCAGGCGCAGAATCAGCGCATTGGTGCGATAAACGCAGAGGCTAAAGCGCAAGAGCAATTAGCCAAAGACCAGGAAGGCGTTTACGGCTCTCTCTACTCTCAAAAGCAGGAAGAGCAGCAACGCGCTCGCCTGGCGGAACTCCAAACCAAAGAGAAAGAGCTAGACCAAGAGAACGATAAGCTCTTTAAGGCAGCGCAAGAGAACAAGATTGACCCTGATCGCGCGTGGAATAACAAGTCTACGGGGAATAAAATACTAGCCGTGTTTAGCATTTTGCTTGGTGGCGCTGGATCTGGTGGAAGAGCAGAAAATAACGCCGCCATGAGGGTGATTCAGAACTCTATAGATAACGATATCAAGGCTCAAATGGAAGATTCTGCTAACACCAAAAGCCTCTATCAGATGAACCTGCAGAAGTATCGTGACAATCTAACGGCTCAGCAGGCCACTCAATTACAGCTAACAGCAATGGCGCAAGGTAAGCTTGCCGGATTGACCTCAAAGTATAACTCCACCGCTGCTAATGCTAAGGCTCAGGGGCTTATCGGCGAGATGAATCAAAAATATCTTACCGATAAACAAGAGTTTATGACCACGATTGCGAAAACGCAGAACATTGCGGCTCAAGACCCCGTTCTTTTCAAGATTTCTCAGCTTCCAAAGCAGTATCAGGATGCCGCCGTTAAAGAATTGGGCGAGTACGAGAAGATTAAGGCAAACCTTGAATTGGTTCCGAAAATCCTTAAGAAGTCCTACGCGGGCGCTGGCGTTAAAAATAGAGTATTTTCACCAATCGAGGCGGAGCAAAAAAGAAAAACCGCAAAGGCGGAACTTGTTCCGATAGTGAAATCAATTCTTGGTGAAGCCATTAACGTATCTGATATTGAAACCATGGTTGACCCATTTTTAGCCAATGCATTCTCTGGGCAAATGTCAGAGAAAAAATTTATGGAATCAACATCGGGACTTCTAACAATGCTTAGAACAAAAGCCGGGGCCTCTACCCCAATTCTTTCCAGGGCTGGGATTATTTCTCCCATTCAGCCAGAGGAAGAGATTAAGACCGTTGGCGGAATTAAATACAAGCGCGGGCCTAACGGCGAAGCCATTAAGGTTAAATAATGAAATTCGATGATCTATTAGCAGATGAGGCTAAGGCGGCAAGCTCCGCTGTTTCGTTCGATCAGTTAGTAGACGACGAGGATAAGTATGATCGCCCGCTAGCTGCTGGATTAGCGAGTGCCGCCAAGGGCGCTACTTTTAGCTTGTCTGATCAGTTTCTTACTAAAACAGGGCTGGTTAAGCCGGAAACTCTCGCAGGGCTAGAAGAATATAATCCCGTTGCCTCTACGGTGGGCGAGGTTGGCGGCGTTCTAGGAAGCTTACTAATTCCTGGTGGTGGCTTAGTTGGCGGTGCTTCTAAGGTTGGAATGGCCGTAGAGCGCGGAGCCGCTAAACTACTCCCAGAAGCAACTACTCTAGGCGCGAAGGTTTTGCAGGGTGTTTCTACTAAAGGATTAGGAGGAGCTGCAGAGGCTACCTTCTACGGAACCGGGCAAGCTCTTCACGAAGATGCTCTTGGTGATCCTAACGTAAATGCTGAGAAAGTTTTAAGCCACATCGGATTCGCGTCTGTAATAGGCGGCGGTGTCGGTGGATTCTTTGGCCTTATAGCTCCATTCCTAAAAGGCAAGGCTCCCGGCGCAACCCCATCGGCCTCGGTGGCTGATGATGTAATCAAGTCCAACGCTCCCGGCGCTAAACCTAGCTCTCCACTTACCACTAGCCTTGACGATATGGCGGCTAAGGTTCAAGAAGGATCTGCTGCGGGATTAGAACCTGGAGTTCTTCCGCAAAAATCAATTCTAGAATCAGCGAATAATGTAATCCCCGATTCTAAGTTCCCAGTTCATAACGTGCAGCTAGAGTCGATGGCTGATCCTAATATCAGGGAGATTTATAAGTCCGTTAAGGAATCAAATACCGTAGAGGGAAAGATTCTTCGTGACTATGAATCGCTACAGAAAACGGAAGGCGTCAAGATGCTTGACGATACTATCCGCAAGCTCTCCCCAGAGCAGTTAACCGCAGATGCGTATAAGGGCGGAGAGCAAATAGGCGATGCACTATCCGAAATATACAAAGCAGCAAAGATTGCCGATAAAGAGGTTTTTGAAACTATTAAAAGGGTTTCCCCTAACCTAAAAGTTACCAGTGCTGAGCTTTTAGAATCGCTGCAGAAAACTTTCCCAGATTCCGACTTCGGCAACATCATGCAGTTAAAGGATGGCGGCGATCTAGTAATGAAGCCGTGGAAGTCGTCTATGCCAATATCTAAGGAGGCTTATACAGCCGTTAGAGAGGTGGTTGAGGGGCTAGACGGTTATACGATGTCCGTTGAGGGGCTAAGAAACGTAAGAAACTCAATCGGCGATAGGATTACTTTCGACCTAGCCCCTAGGCCAAAGGCGGAGCTTTCTAGCATTAAGAAAAACCTGATGGATCTAATGGAGGGCACACTTCAGAAAGAAGAGAGTGCGCTTCCTGTTAGAGATGCTTTTAGAAATTACGCCCGCAATGAGGCAAGGCGTGAAACTCTAGAGAAAATCATCGGTGGAAAGCTAGATGATAAGCAGGGGATACTTCGCCAATTTAAGCCAGAACAACTTGGCGATAAAATGTTTAGCAACTCGGCTACCATCCAGGCGATTAGGGAAATAGTTCCCATTGAAGTTTTCGACCGCATGGCTGGCAACTACCTTCTAGAGCAGGTGGCTAAGTTTACAGATCAAGGTAAGTTTTCCTCTCAGCGGTTTGCTACGTGGGCGAAAAATAACGCCACTGAATTAAATATGGCATTCGGCGATAAGGCTGGATTTGTGGAGCGATTAAATGCGCTTGCCGATAAGATGCGCATACTTCCTGATACCGCGCCGCTTAACCCCTCTGGAACTGCCAAGGCTCTTAACTTAAGCCAAGCTCTAGATAAAATATCTTCCATTGCTGCATCCGGTGGCCGCTTACTAAAAGACCCGCTAAACCTTCCAGGAAACTTTCTTGAAAACCTTAGCGAAAGAATGGTGGCTAAGAGCAATGTCCGCCAACTAGAGGCTGTGCTTGCTGGTGGCGCTAAAGCAGAAGCTAATGCCAAGAAAATGGGCGTTATCGAGCGCATGGTGAACACTGCGAATAAGAACATTGATACGCTTAGCTCGCGCCTGCTCGAAACCGGCAAAGACGTTGGGAGAACTATTAAGAAAGCGGCTCCCCCGGTTACTACGCAGCAGATGCTAAAGGATATGGAGAAGATTAAGAAGGACGTTACTGAAAAGACCGGAAGCCCAGATCAGTATGTGGATACCGTTTCAAAGGCTACGGAAGATTTCCATGATGTAACGCCTAATATCGCTAGCGGCGTGCAGGTAACGATGACTGCGGCGGCTGAATTCGTGAAAGAGAAGCTACCCGATACTAACCCCATTGGCCCGCTTTCCCCTCCTAGGGTTCCCTCTACTGCAGAGCTTTATAAATTCTTCCGCTATTACGATGTGGTGGAAAATCCGCTCACGATTATGAGCCAGGTAAAGAACGGCACGCTTACCAGTGAGTCCATGGAAGCAATGCAGGTGGTTTATCCTCGGCTATTAGCGGAGCTTAGGATTGCTACTTTTGACAAATTGGCGGGCCGCAAAGATGGCGGAGTGGGATTACCTTATCAAACAAAGATGATGCTCTCTGCATTCTTGGGGAAAGACCTTGTTCCTAGCGTTACGCAGGAATCTTTAATGCAGAATCAGCAAACTTTCGGCCAGGAATCCCAGCAAGCGGACGCCAAAGAAATGGCGATGGCACAAAAGTCTAGCCAATCCGGCAAGTCTCCTATTACAATTGCACAAAGAAGTAATTCTTATACTCGCTCAGTGATAGACCGCAGAAACGCTTAGGGCCATAAGCCCTTAACCCAAAAGGGAGCCTCTATGTCTTCACGTCCGTTTATAAAGCCATTCCCCGTGATTGTGGATGGCGATATGACTCTTACTCTCACCTCAGAGCCGACGATTTTAGAAATGCTAACGGTAGGCAGCTATAGCTACTCCTGGGTTGGCGTGGCTCCCGTTGGCGCAATCTCTTTTGAGGTTTCTAACGATTACAGCATTGATCCAAGCGGCGAGGTTAAGAACGCAGGCACTTGGACTACGCTTTATTTTACTCTCGATGGCGCAACGGTGGTGAACTCCGCGCCCGTAACTGGGAATACTGGAAACGGAATCATTGATTGGTCTACTGGGGCCTACGCAATTCGCACTGTATATACACCTACCAGCGGAACCGGCACTCTGCAGGCTCTCGTGAAGTGTAAAGTAGCGTAACCGTGGCGCAATTCTTTGGTAAGTATACAGGGATATTCGGCGGCGGCGGCGGAGCTGGAACAAGCGCAACGCCTTATCAAGAAATCCCCGTTGGGTTAATAAATAACGTCAATACGGTTTACACCGTTACAACGGCGCCTTCACCCATAGAAGCTTTCAGATTATTTCTCGACGGGCTGATTCAGATTCAGAACGTGAATTATACAATCGTTGGCACCACGATAACGATGACGACTGCGCCAAACTTTGGCCAGGAGCTTTATGCAGTATTCTCTGTGGACGGTGGTGCTGGCGCTAGTGGGGTTACTAGCCTTAACGCTGCAACTGGTGCTGTAACGGTTGTTGCTGGTGCTGGCATTTCCGTAGGCACCGTGGGCCCGGTAATAACGATTACAAACACGGGAGTTTCTCCTCTTGTTGTTGATGGCAATCGCGCAGCTCCGCAGTTGATCACTGCAGCGGGCGGTCTAGCCTTCGCGGGCACGCAAGCATTTACCAAAAAGTATATCGCTGGAAACGGCGGCCCCATTGTCGTTACAGCTAACCCGCAGATTGCGGCTGGCGTATCGGATGGGCAGCAGATGACTATTCAGGGAACGAACGCGGTGGATACCGTTCAATTGAGCGATGGAAACGGACTCGCGCTTAATGGCGCATGGGTGGGCGGATTAAACAGCATCATTACCCTTAGCTGGGATTTGGTTAACTGGGTGGAAGTGAGCAGACAATGATTAGAACTATTTTCCTCTTTTTACTCCTCCCATCCCTGGCCATGGCAACGGGGCCAACGCGCACTGTGGTGGCGGATCAGATTCAATCGAGCGATTTAACCAAGACTTGGGTAATGCCCGCTGCTTCGGGAACGCTTCTAACTTCTGCGGCTGCAGGAACCTCGTTTTGGTCTTTGCTTGGTAACGCTGGCACTGGCGGAACTGGTATCCTTGGCACTACAGATGCGCAACCGTGGAGCATCCGGGCCAACAATACAAATCTTCTTACGTTTGGTGGAACTGATCCGACGATAAGCTCAAGCGTTTCGCAGGCCCCAGCAGACGGGATTGGCATTAACCAATTCGACTTCCGCGCATTCATCGACCCGACCGCAAGCACAACGAATGCAAACCACACTGGAATGTTCTCGCAGCTCGTTTACGACAACGGGAACTCTGGATTTGATTCCACTGGCGGCGCTTATATCGCCAATGCCGCGAACCTTACGAACAACGGCTCTGGGACTTTAGGTTTTGCTTCGATCTATTCTGGCTCTGCATCGTTCAATAACGCTGGAACTACTTCCCAGTTCAAAGGGATAACTTCAGAGAACACAATAGCTAGTGGCGCAACGGTTTCCTCTTATTACGGGATGGTATCCGGGCTAAACACCACAGGCGGAATTGTTCCTGATTCAACTACTCTTTCCCTGTACGGAAACTTCACTGATTCTACGATTGGCAACGCTTTTGGCATCAATCAAAATCTTAGCTTTTCTGGGACTACTGCAAACACAGCGGGAGCATTTGGCATCAATGCATTCCTTCAACTAAACGACACTACTGATTTTGATGGAACTTCTTACGCATTCAATGGCGGTATAGACCTAAATGATGATTCAGTAACGAACGGTTTCAACGGATACAACTTCTACTCAAACGTAAGAGATAATGCCGTAACCACGGGAATCAATCTTGATTCCGTATCCCTGAACCACACTGATGCTGCCACCAGCACTAGCGTAAATGGCTACAATACCAACATACAGTTCTCCGGAACATCCACAACTGGTGGAGTGAATGTATTTTCAGGGTATGCAAGAACTTTCGATACGGCTCATTTAGATTCTCTTACTGGGATTAATCTTAACCCAGAGGTTGAAGGCACTTCTGATGTAGACAATATGACGATTGGCGCATTCAGCGGCCAGATTCGCGGAAGCGCCACTGTAGACAACTTAACTGGCGTGTACATTAATCCGCAGATGAGCGGAAGCGCAGCAGTCACAAACTTTACTGGTCTACAAGTTAACCCGCAGGTGAACGGAACATCCACCCTAGCAAACGGACTTACTGCGGTTCAGGTTAATCCTTCGGCGGTAGTAGCTCTTACTGGCGCAAACGGAATCAGCGTAGACATGAGCCAAGTATCTCTTACCGCTGGCGCTCTCGCGGCTGGTGGTCAGAAGGCTGGAATCACGGTTAACGATGGCTCATTCAGCACTGGATATAACTACACTGTTCCCGGAGCTGCTGGGTTTTTTCAAACTAACTATATGGGTGGCGGCGCTATCGTAGCCGCTGGAGATCCTACATCGGCATTCGGATTCGGAAATAACCTAGCTCACTCTGTACAGCTTCACGACGATTGGAACCTTGACGGTTCTGGACTAGGCTTCGTTGACGTAGGCTTCGTAGGCTCTCTGGAATTCGACGCTGGAACCACGATGGCCTCTTGGACTGGAGCACTCGGCGGAGCTGGAAACCCTGCGGGAGCCGGAACCCTTACTGATGCGATTATGTTCCGCGCGGCTGGTATTCTTCCCCAGGGCGGCGCTCTTTCTGTAACCAACATGTACGGATTCCAAGTATCGCCTTCACTATTCTGCATCATTGGCACGAACTGCTGGGGCTTTTACGAAAACACCGCTGCTGCTGAAAACCACATGTCTAAGCTGGCGATCGGAACCAGCTCTTTCAAAGTAGCCAATACCTCTACTGCTCTGGAAATTGGAAACGCTAAAGGTTTTATCAACGGGCGCGGAAATGTAGCTACAAGGAACGCACTCACGGCGGTTGCCGGGATGCAGTTCTATAATACTGATTCTGATGAATTAGAATTCTACGATGGCACTACTTGGGTTTCCACCGTTGGCGCAGGCCCTACGGAAGCGCAAGAGCACCCAGCGGGGGTTATAGATAATTCTAACGACACTTTCGTGCTTGCCCATGTGCCTACCGGAAACGCTTCGGTGAAGCTCTATATGGACGGTTTGATTCTGGATCAAGGGGTGGACTACACTATCGTATCCGATACGATTACAATGGATCCAACTTCGATTCCAAACTTCGGCCAAACTTTATACGCGAATTACGATTACTAAGGGGATGAGAATGAAGAAGTACATACTATTAGCGGCTTTCTTAAGCACTACGGCATGGGCGGCTGGGAAGTTACAGAATGCAGACTTTGCTACTCCTGCGCAGATTACTGGAGCAGGCGGAAGCATTTCGCAGTTGGTAAACACATCCAACATGTACGACAACGTAAATGCGCAGCTTTTAAACACAACTCTTGCTGCTAAGATTTCCAACCCGATGACGACTGCCGAGGATTTAATTAAGGGCGGCGTGGCTGGTGCTCCGATTCGCCTAGCTGTAGGCGCTAACGGAACTTGCTTAACCGTAACTGCTGGCGTGGTTGGCTGGACTGCCTGCTCTGGATCTTCTCCTCTTACTACCAAGGGCGACTTGTATACTTACGCCGCTGCTGATGCTCGGCTTCCTGTAGGCGCTAACGGAACAATTCTCTCTGCAAACTCTGCTCAAGCTACTGGCCTCGAATGGGTTACTCCTACCGATACAGGAATCACGCAGCTAACTGGGGACGTGACTGCGGGCCCAGGAAACGGCTCACAGGCGGCTACGATTGCAAACCTTGCCGTGACTAACGCAAAGATTGCAAACTCCACCATTGATTTGACAGCGAAAGTAACCGGAGTGCTCCCAGTAGCAAACGGAGGAACTGGCGCATATACCCTTGCCGATGCTGGTGTATTGATCGGAAACGGCGCGGGCGTTGTTCAGGTTACAGCCGCTGGCACTGCTGGTGATGTTCTAACTTCAAACGGCGTGGGAGTTGACCCAACTTTCCAGACTCCTGCCGCCGCTGGGATTACACAGCTCACTGGAGACGTAACCGCTGGCCCTGGCTCTGGATCTCAGGCAACCACTATTGCAAACCTTGCTGTGACCAACGCGAAAATTGCGAACAGCACTATCGACCTTACTGCAAAAGTCACTGGCATTCTTCCGGTAGCAAATGGGGGAACTGGGCTTTCGGGTGGAACCTCTGGTGGTATTCCTTACTACTCTGGAGCTGGCGCGATTACATCAAGCGGAGCACTCAGTCAGTATCAGGTTATTCTAGGCGGCGGGGCGGGTGGTGCTCCGAACGTAGTTTCTGGAACTGGAACGAGCGGGCAAGTTCTTACCAGCAACGGGGCTGGAACGAATCCAACGTGGCAGGCGGCTGGTGGTGGCGGATCTAGCAGCGAAGGGCTTCCTGCTTACGCGAACTCCCAAATTGAGACTTCAACCGGATTGTTCACTTTCACCGTTCCTGCCGGTGTTTACAAGCTGGCAGTGCTTGTGGTTGGCGCGGGTTCCGGTGGTGGTGGTGGTGATACACTATCTGGTGCTGGAGGCGGCGCTGGTGGTTGCGTAATCTACACAAGAGATTATGCCGTAACTCCTGGTGCAGTAATTCGTGGCCAGGTTGGCGTTGGTGGAACCGCTGGAACTGGCGTAAACGATGGGGCATCGGGAGGCGGAAACTCTCTTGTGACTGCATCCTCTGCTAGCGCATTCGGAAGCTTGCTTGCGCCAATGGGCATGGTGGCTGGTGGAGCATCTGGAGGCGCTCCAGGAACCGTCGGATGCCATGGCGCAGGAAACGGCGGCACAGGAAACAGCGGACTGGGCGGCGGTAACGCGATCTATACTCCTGATTTCTTCAGCGGGATTACTGCAAACCTAATTTCCTACGGCGGCCATTGGAACGGCGGGGCGTCTGCTGGCACCAACTGGTCTACTCGTCTTGGTGGCGGTGGAGCTGGAGCCGGTGGAGTTGGTGGTAATGCGGTTGCTGCTACAAATGGCGGTAATGGCGGAACTGGCGTTGCGGTTGATATCGACGGAACCACGAGATACTTCGCTGGTGGCGGCGGCGGTGGTTCTTATAACACCTCTGTGGCAGCGGGAACTGGTGGAACTGGTGGCGGCGGGGCCGGTGGACAGGACGCAAACGGAACTGCAGGAACGGCAAACACTGGCGGCGGCGGTGGTGGTGCAGGTGGAGGCCCAACCAACGGTTCAACAATTCGCAACGGTGGCGCAGGTGGATCAGGAACCGTAGAAATTTACTGGGATTAAGGGAGATTTAAATGGCACTACAAAGAGAAGTCACGTTATCGAGCGGCGAGGTTGGCAATTACTGGGTGGCCTCATCGCTGCACTTCACGCGCAATGGTATGATTGTAAACGTAACCTTATCCCTCTATAAGAGCGCCGCATTGGCTGCTGCTGGTGCTACGCCACTTCCTAAGAGCTACAACTTCACCTTCACGGTTACGCAGCCTGAATTAGCCGGAAACATAGTAGCTCTGGCTTATACGAAAATCGCCGCACTTATTAATGAGCTGCACACTCCGATCACGGGAGTGGGCGATCCTGTTTCGCACTACCCGGATTTGATTGGATTTACCGTAGTATAAAACTTTATTTGCCAATGAGGGCATATGAAAAACGAAGATGATCTTTTGAAATACTATATTTCGCATTCAGATAAGAGGTTTGATGCCATAGAGGAAAAGATGGATAAGCTTATCTCTTTCCGCTGGCTTCTGATTGGCGCATCAATGGGTGTTAGTGGGATTATCTCTGTAGCAGTTCAAGCGTTTCATTTTCTATCGAGGGACTAATGCGTAAGAGTATTGAGAAGGCTTTAAAGAAAAAGATGGTGGGAGAGCCTAGCGGAGAAGAGGTAACGGTGGATTCCGTTGCTAAGAAACGCAGAGGCATGAAAGAGCGAAGCCTAGGAATAGCAGCGCATTTAAAAAAGAAGATGGGGTATTAGATGAGAAACTTAAACGAGAAACTCGTAAACGCCGCTGCTAACGTAACGG